CCGTCGAATGGCCGCGATGGCGTTGGGGTGCGTATCCACATAGCCACCCGCCTTTGCCGCATCAGCCTCATCTGGCGTAAGCTCAATAATTTGGTCGTGTTTGCCGTAGATACAATCCAACAAAACAGCGCACTCAATGAGCTGAACGGGCTCGCCATCTTTCGCGTCTTCTAGTTCAGTCGTTTGCGCTGCAGGCGTTGCGCCGCCATCGCCACCGACCGCCGCATTTTCATTTTCAGTCGCGCCGATCAATGCACCTTCCAGTTCCTGTTCCGGTTGTTGAGCATCAGCCGACCCGGTATCGGGATTGGTCAACGGTTCATTCTCTTTCTCAGGACTCAAATTCACCGCATCCTGAACATCCTGTGTTTTTGGCTTAGCCATAAACTTGCTCCTGTAAAACGGGCAACCCCTTTGAGCTGCCCGTGTTTAAACGTTAGGCTGCAGCGCCGTGCTTGAAGGTTTTCACGGCACCACCCACGTCGACCAGATTCCCGCCTGACCGCATCCAGGCCAAGAAACCGACCTGCCCTTTTTTGGTATAGGCGGAATCCGTAAAGCGGAACAACGTGATCGACATGACATCGCGGATTTTGTAGTAGCTGAAATCACCGAACGCCAAAGAGGAGGCCGAAGGCGCGGGTGAAGCCATCGCCTGATTAATGGCAATATCGCGATTCAGCAAACGATCGGGTGCGCCACCTGGGTTGCCCTGGTCGTAGCCGGGTACAAAAATCGGGCGACCTTCGTTATCCTTAACCTTGCGGATGAGCTTGAGCATGTCGTCGTGCATCATCCACGACGCGTTACGCCGATAGGCCGGATCCACCGAATGCTCTACATCGACAAGATCGTCATAGGTGATGGCGGGCGTAGCCGATACAGCACCGGTTTTCCCGGTTGCAGCCGCCACCATCAATCCGGTGGGCTGATTGGTTCCTGTGCCAATGGTGAAATGCTTATTCGTGATGCGGCCAAGACGTTGCTGCAAACGATTACGCACAAAGCCTTCTATATCTGCGCTTGAGTCCTGCAACAGCTCCCACGGCACCGTCACAACCTTGGAGCTGTACTTGTAAACAACCAGACCCTTAGTACTGAACTCGATATCATCATCTGTGGCCGCAACGTTCTCACCAACGATTTCGCCCTCTTCGCTCGTGCCGTCTGAGGTCGGGAAATTCATTGCCTCCCCACTTGCGGTGCGAATCACCTCTGCGACTTCACGCATCCCTCCGTAGGCTTTAAGCGCGTCGAGGATGGAAGTCGCCACCGTAGTCGGCACGGTATAGCCACCCTCGGAATCCGTCGTGGTCGACATGGTGTTGCGCACCGCCCGCCATTCATCGTCGGTCAAAGCGTTGTCACCACCACGGCACCATTTGTCGAACAGCATGACGGCCTGATCTTTATTGGCCGGCGCTACTGCGTCGCGAATACCATCGCGAATATTTTGCTCAGCCGTCAGATCCATCAACTTTTGATGGCGAGCAATACCGTCATCGATTCGTTCGATCTCGGCTACTTTCTCGTCGTACTGTTTTTGATGATCGGCAGTCCAGGACGCGCCTGGATTTTGGTCTAGCAAATTGCGGGTTTCCTTTGCCAGCGCGTTACGACGCTCCCGCTCAGCTTGCAGGTTAAACATAGATTTATCCTCTTTGAAAATGAAAAACCCGCCTCGAGGGCGGGTCAGAAAGTGCGCGCGGGAGCCGCTACGCTGCTACTCGCTCAAGCAACGAGAACCGTCGCTCCAGCTCGTTTCGGTGCACCAGGAGCGTTTCATCGTCCTGATCGTTAGGTTGTGCCGGTTCAGCCGGTTTGGGCGCATTCTGATAGGCCGACAGGTTCCAGGCGTTCGACGTACGTTTTCCCACAACCTCGACAACGCGATCAGCGAAACCGTTCTCCACCGCCTCGTCAGCGGTAAACCAGGTCTCAGCGTCCATCCAGGCGGTAATCTCATCCGCGCTACGACCAGTCCGACGCGCGTAATCGTTAACCAAACCCGCGTCGATCTTGCCCAACAAGTTCGCTGTGTCCTGCATATCGGCCTTATTTCCAATGGCTATCGTCCAGGCGTTGTGAATCATGAAACCTGCACCCTGGGTAATCTCAACCTCATCGCAGGCCATACAAATACCGGTTGCCGCCGAAGCGGCCAGCCCATCAACGTGCGCAATCACCTTGGCTTTATGTTGACTAATCGCCGTCATCATCGAGCGGGCAGCGAATACATCACCACCAGGCGAATCAATACGCAAATGGATTTCGTCGACATCCAGGCTGGCTAGTGTCGTGGCGAACTGAGTCTCATCGATGTCACCCCACCACCCGCCGATTACGCCGTGCAGATAAACAGTGGCTTGCGTTTCTTCGGTCTCTGCACGCAAAGGCTTGGAGTTCTGGGCGTTGTCACGCGCCAACTGTAGTAATTTAAGTTGTTTCATCGTCGTCCTTTCTTGAGTCCTCATCGTCATCATCGGGATCACTGCTACCTGGCGGCGCTGCCGACCTGTCAGGGCGGTACAACGTGTCGCCATCCGGTACAGGTGGCAGGTTTTTCAAACGCCGTACTTCGTTCACAGTCATCCAACCCTGTGCCCCTGGCCCACCCAACGCTCGGCCAAAGTAAGCGGCTTGAGCTTTACTGTCTCCCGCCATGAAGCCATCAACGTTGTGCTCGACAAAGTACCGGGATGACCCAAAGAGCTTGCGGTTAATTTCATCTTTAAAGCGTTTTAGATGCGACCCCAGTGTGTTACGCACAAAACCAATGTACATATGCTCAATACCAGAGCCAAAACTGGTGCTCTTCGTAATCTCGCCAATCATGTGGGGCGGGACACCGAACCCACGGGAGATGTCAATAACCTGCCATTGGCGCGACTCCAACAATTGCTGGTCCACAGCGGACATGGTGAGCTCTTCAACCTTGAGCCCTTCAGTCAAAATAAGCGGGATGCGTCGGTTACCTTGGATACCGCCATACTTCGCCACCCATGCCGTACGAAAGTCAGCCTGTTGATCCGGCGACATCTTGCCATCCGTGGTCACTGCAACTTCTGGTTTACCACCCTCGCTGAAGAACTTGCCGGCATGCTCATCGCCCTGTAGAGCAATCCCGATCCCGTTTCTGGCACCCCACTGGATCACTGACATGGAGTGCACGCCGTTGAAGCCAAAGCCAGGAAGGTGTAATACATCGTCCTGATCCACAGTGAAGTAGCCCAAATCATCATGAAAGGTGTACTGCAAGCGGCGCGGCTCCCGGCTGGATGCACGCGGCTGTTCAGCAATAGATACCCGATCTTTGGGCCAAGGGATCATGCTTTGTATGGATCCACTCCGGTTGCGTACGATGTACGCAATGCCATCACCTCGTAACAACACCTGGGTTACCAGGAACTCCCACGCAGCGGTAGCTGGCCAACATGAGCCGAACTCTTCGTTCAGGATCCACCAGTACGGATGATCCACGCGCGCACGTCCATCCGGACCTCGCTCGTAAATTGGCAACGGTAATTGCGCAATGGAACCCGCAATCAGGCTGACACAGGCATACACCGCCGATACGCGCATTGCGGTTTTATCGTTCACCACCGCACCGGAAGCTGTACGCGGGTCTCCGAAAAGCTCAAACATTTTGATGGAATCAGAAGACGATACAGTCTCCCCTTCCGTGATGTTGCCTACCGAGGGCTCGACGCGTTCGGTGGGCGGTGCTTTGCCTGCGGAACTCTTGAATAAATTTAAAAGCATCAGTCGATCACCACAAAGCCCTGGGAAATAACACTACCGTCCGGATCCTCATTCATCGCGCGACCCATCGCCATAATCAACGCCACCACCGCATCGATCTTGTTTTCGGGTTTCTCTTTCGTCGGGTGTCGCAACCCTGAAAACTTCGATTCACGCATAACCACGTTACTAATCATCCAGGCCACTGCCGGGTTTGCGTCGTGTACCAGGTCTTTGGTCAATACCAAATTCTCGATACTGACAATCGGCAAGGTGAACCGGCTTGACGTTTGCGGCATATCCACCATCAACAAGCTGTCATCTTCGGCCAAACGGGCCGCAAAATAAGCCGCAAATTTGGGGTCGTAGATCACCTCTTGCAACTGATGAGCATCCCGCAGCACCACCAGGTCATTGCGAATATCGTTGAAATCTGTTGCGTTGCCGGGCGACATCAATAAATGGCCGGACTTTTCCCACGTGTAAAAATGCCGATTCTCAGGCGCGTTAATCTGGTCTTCGTTGTGGTACAGCTTGAAAAACACGAAGTACCGACCGCCGCGGCGAAACACAATCGCCATAGCGGCAATGTCTTTTTTCTCAGCCAGGTCCAGCCCAACCCAACACGGCTCGCCGGCGAAGTCTTGAATCTTCAGCGACGCATCGCCGCATGCCTGCCAATCATCAACCGGGATCCACTTGGAGCCGCCGCTCAACCAAATATTGAGCCGCTTGGTTTGAAAATTAGGCAACTCGCTGGTTTGTCTCTGCGCCTTTTGCGCCGACGTTTGGAGACCTTCCAGGTAAACCGACACGCCCAGCCCAGGATTTGCCTTACTCCATTCCACCGGATCCATCCATTTCTTTGGATGATCGACGGTGTAAATAACGGCAAGAAACGCATCATCTTCAAATACACCATCAAGGATTTTCTCAGCGTACTCATGCTGGCTGTATCCGAATCCGCTCAAGTTCTCGCCGGCGGTCGTAATCTGCCAGACCATCGGCTGACGCCGCGCACCTAAACCAGTTTTGATCACGTCGTACA